TCAATTGAAGTACCATTATCATTACCACGAACCGGCATGTAATAATCTTCAATAAGGTTTTGCATATTGTATTTCAAATTGTACTCACCCGTTCTTTCGTCTACAAATGGAACTTTTTTAGAACCATTGATAATTTTCTGCATGTAATTATCCACTTCATTTGGTGGAATATTACCTACGTCAATTTTGAATATTCTTTTTTCAGGAGCTCTCATTACTCTATGAATTAACATAGCATCTTCCATTAACATCAATTGTTTCCAAACTCTTCTTGCACCTTCAATCATTGATTTTCCGTAAGGTAAAAAGTTTGAATCAGAATTTAATCTAAAATGGGCCATTTCATAGTTTTCAAATTCTTTCTTTGGAGTTTGACCATAACCACCCGATGGGTTTTGGTATGGTGCATATATAAATTTAACTCTTTGTGGATTTTCTGGGTCAAAGTTTTCTACTCTACTAACTTCGTATGTTGATAATGGCATTACATTTACAATACCTATTTTATCTGCTATTTCTAGTTGTAGGAAAAAATCACCATATTTAACAAGATTTCTTGTCCATGGCCATAAATTAAATTCTACATTAATAATGTCATAAAATAAATTTTCTAATATTTGTTTTATTTCATCGTCTTCGTGATGTATCTTTAATACATTACCCATTTCATTTCTTGCCGTACACTCATCCGAATATACATCCAATGCAGATGATAATATCGGGTCCATATCCATTGAGTCGTAATCTCTAAACAAATCAATTCTAACTTGTTGATATGCCATTGAAGATTGAGTTGCTCCTGTACCATAATTGGTCACTTTCATTTTCATAAAGCGGTCAACTAAGTTTGTGGTCATATTCTGCCACTCATCCGTATCAACAACTTTTACACCATCTTGTGTTTTACGAACAATTGTGTTTGTTGAAAATAATTTTTGTAACCTACTAAATATTGTTTTATCTGCCATTTTTATATAATTCTATTTTTCTAAATATACGGAAAATATTTGAGTTTACCAAATATTACCACTTTCTACAACTCCAATACCTTGCCTTATGTCTTGGTCCTGGACTATCACAATTGTGTCTTGCTCTAAAAGATTTTCTTGCTTTAGGATTAGACTTTCTTATTCTCATTGTTTTCTCACCTTTGGATGCTGCGGATGTTCCGCCATGTCCAAAGTTTACCTTTACTACGTTACCTGCAGGATTTTTTACATATACTTTGAATTTCTTAACATCACCTGCCATTGGTTTGCCCAACTTAACTTCTCTGCCTTGATATTCTGCTTCATGCATACAAGGACAAGTTTCTTCATTTAAGTCTTTTGCGTAATTTCTCATAAATGAAATAAAATCCTCCATATCCTCATCTTCTACATCATATTCTTCAGGTTCAACTAAACCATAATTTACATCATCATCACTATCAATATCTTCACTTATAGGAACACAATTTGGAACCATTTTACCATTTTTCATTTTACCACCAACTTGTTTATATCCTTCCCAACAAGCTTCGTTTACTATACCTTCACCAAACATACCTACAAAATCACCTTGATATTTATTACCAGGTCTGCCAGACATTGCAGTTGCGAAATCTTTTCTAACTTTTTCTTTTCCTTTAGCTATAAAGTTAAAAAGGTTTTTAGCATTCAAATTAAAATCATCTATAAATTTTTGTACTATACTATCACGTGTACCCGTCAATCTAGCAATTTCTTTTGCTTCTCTACCTGTTGCTTCACTTACTACATTTTCACTACAAGTTTTCCAACCTCCACCTTTTGATTTGTAGTTTTTTGCAGCCCATCCGTTTGCGTATGCAGATGGATATACATCAAATTTAGCTTTTGCTGCAGATTTAGATGCCGACCATTTACCTGGGTCGGTTGGACAATTCTTTTCTAAAAATAAATTTAGTCTTTCTTCTATATTCATATTTTCATTTTTTTTCTTTCCTTGACAATGTGCTTTTTGAGAGAAACCTTTTGGATTATTACAATCTATACTACTTTTATATTTATCACTCCACTCTTCGTTGTTCGGTTTAGTAGAAACATTTATTGGTTTTTTACCTTGGCCACTACTACTTTTACCACCTCTTCCTGCATCATTTTGTGCAGCTCTTTTTCTACGAGTTGCACTTTCTTTTTCTTTTTTACTCATTCCAGCTGCTTTTGCTGCAGGAACACATTTTGCATAACCTCTTTTTTCTCCTGAAGTTCCACATGGTGGGTGCTTACCATCGACTTTTTTGCCAATATTTACCCATTTTTCCTTAAACCACTTATTTAAGTCTTCGTTCATTTATAATAGTTTCAACATATAAATATACAATTATCCTAATAACCAAGTTAAATTTTCTACTCCCTTTTTACCCATATCCATTTCATAAGGATTTTGTTTAAGATGTCCTGATGCAACAAATCCGGTATATTGACTTACCTGTGTTGAGTTTAACATTGTTTTTGTTAAATCAATTCCTTCTTGTTTCAAACGAAGTGCCGTATTTCTTACCCAAAGTCCAATTGCCAATGCCATTGTTAAGTCATCATTATACCCCTTCATTGCTTCGGCTCTACCACCACTCCAAATAAATGTAAATAGTTCATCTATGAGTCTTTGAGAACGAATGAGAATGTCTTTACCATTTATGTATGTATCTAATGTTGAAATAATAAGAGGTCTTGTCTTTATTGTTGTTCCAAACCCCGCAACCAATTTCTTTTCATCTCTATAAAATTTATTAGACATTTGTTTTTCAACATCAATATATTTTAGGTCATTACTCATATAGAATAAGTTACCATATCCTCTATCAATCACCTGTTGGATGGTTGCCCATCCTACATTTGAGTTTTCTATAATTAATAATGCGTTATTCCATTCTGTGGATACTGCTACTAAAAAGTTTCCAAAATCTTTTGTTTCAATTTTGCCTCTATATTCTGCAACTTGTGAACTATCTTCGATATCAATAACTTGAAATGTGGAATAATCCGAACCATCACCTCTCGCGACATCGGCAACTACCATATATGCCCTATTATAATTTGGATGTTCCCATTTCCAATAGTTACCATCAAACCCAGTTTTTTCAACCGGGTCCATTACATATGTGTCTTTATACCATGTTAATAATGCTGGGTCAATTACAGTATCTCCTGAACCAACGAAATCACAATCACACTCTTGAGATGCACCTTTAACTCCTAATATACGGGTTTGTTCATCTCTCCATGCCTGATTTCTTTCTGGATGTTTTGTCCAATGTAAATTAATACAATTAAATCCGTTTGCACCACTCTCACCTTCTACCCACATTTTATGGAACCAATTACCCACACCATTTGGAGTAGATAATACAATTGCAGAACCACCCGTTGATAGGGTTGATTGTGCCGATAACCAAATTTCATCAATATCTCTAATGAATGCAGCTTCATCCACAACTAACAATGACAATGCTTCCGAACGACCTGCGTCTGGAGAACTTGCGATTGCTTTTACTTGTGAACCATTTTTTAATTTAAGGGAAAGTTTATTATCTTCTACTGAACTATTTCCACCATCTCTTAACCATATTGGAAGTAAGTCGTGCATAACTCTTACCTTCTCTACCAGGTTCTTCGCTACAGTTATTTTAGTTGCAATAACCAATGCATTATAATCTTGGTTAAATAACATCTTCCAAAGAATAAACCCTGCAGATAAGGTTGATAACCCCAACTGACGGGATTTAAGAATAATATTTAATCTATTTTCCTTAAAGTCAGTTAAACAATCTTCCTGAAATGGGAAAAGGTGAAAGGGAATTTTTCCTCTCACCGGGTGTTGAATAATACAATACTTCTTCATAAAGTAAATGGGGTCTAACGCACATTTACGATATTCTTCAGCTATTATTTCTTTTAATGATTTCTTAGGTTGCCCTTGAACTCCCATTATTTTTTAAGTTTCAATTTCCAATACACACCACCACCGATATAAGGTGATAATGCTCCACTTGTACCATCGGTTGTTCTATTTGCAACCCCCAATCCTAAATGGAACATCTTATCTTTTTTTGTATTAACTAAAACACCAAATCCTAAATGAGATACTACATCTGCTTTATTAAACCCACCTTCAAAACCATAAAATAGTTTAGTCTTTGGTAATTCTTTTACAATTGTTGTTTCTTTAATAACTCTTTGTTTAACACTTGCATTAAAAGTTCTACCCAATATTTTGTTTTGAGTAATGGTATCAATTAAAGATACAATACCTAAACTATCTGGTAATTGTAATGTATCTTTGTAAATGTTCTTTGCAAAATAATCTTGTAATAAAGCTTGAGTATCTACAATTGCAGGAATGATTACTTCCTTAATTGTTTCGTGATAGATATCTTCACCCTTTTTAGTTACTACTTTTGTTTTAACTATTTCGAATGTATCAATTTCATGTTTAATAAGTTCATACTTTTTACCATCTACTTTTACAATTTCACCTGTTTTTGTCTTGTCTCCACCACATTGTTGGAATACAACAATTGCAATTAATAATGCTATTGTAATGTTTTTTAAATTTAATAATTTTTTCATATTTTTTATTTTTTAATTAATTCTGGATGATTTAACTCAACCAATTTTTCTTCTAATAATCTTTTTCTTTCTATTAATAATTCAATGGCCTCAAATGCACCATCAATATCTTTTTTCAAATCTTCTTTTACTTTTTCAATATCTACTTCCCATGACCACTTTTCAACTTTACCATCTTCGGTAATAATTTCCATTTGTTGTTTTACACCTCCTAATGCCTCTTCCATTTTAGCCTTATAATCCCTTACATATGCAAGTTTATTATTTGTTATTTTATAATCTTCATAAAAAGGAAATGTGCCATCCGCTCTTAATCCGGTTTCAAATTTTGCTAAACAAGTTGCACACATTCCGGTTTTACTAATTAACTTTTTGTCTGCCCAACTATATGGAACCGTTTTACAATCTTCATTAGAACAATGGCTTAACTTATGTAAGAACTCTCTAACATCATCCATTTCAGTAACCAATGTCTTAAATCCTTTTTCTTGTCTCCACTGTTTACCATCACTATCTACCCACGTTTCACCAACTTCTCTTTTTTGTTCAGTTTCTTTTTCATAACCAAACGACTTTTTATTGTTGTCCTCTCTGCCAAATACCGTATCTATAATTAATTTACGAGATTTGTGAATGTTTTTGTTTTTTTCATCAAAACTTTTTCTTTTTGCCATACTAATCTTCCTTTTTGTAACTGTTTATTATTATAATATATATCAAATTAAGAGTAAAAAATGCCAAGTATTTGATTTAATGGTGCAAAGGTACCTGTAAGTTTATATGTTTTACCATTATAAAAGAATACCAAACCTTCGTTTGCAACTATCTTATCAATTCCACCAAGATTATTTAATCTCTGTAATTCTGTTTTTAATTTTTGTATTTGTGCAGGATTTCCACCATTTCTAACTTGTGATGCTACTGATTTTAACTTTGACTTCATTGCTCTAATTGCATTATCAGGATGAACAGTTAAAACACTACTTACAAACTCCAACACGTCAGCTCCGACACCTAAAAATATTTCCTCAAATGGTCTAATATTATCTTTTTGTTGCTTTACTACATTTACTTTATCATGGTCGATTGCCCATTCTTGTAATTTTGGATTTGATATTGTATTCAATCTAAGAGACTTATCACCAAATGCCCACCTTCTAATTAATGATTCTTTTGTAAGTTTATCAATTTTAACAGGAGAGTTTGATGTAATCCACCAATCCCACCAACTTTGATGATAGTCTGCTACATTATCATTATCTTTTAATCCAAATTCAGATTGTAACTTTGAAAGTTTTGAAAGATATTTACCTTGTTTAGAACTTAAATCATCGGACTTTGGTATTGATGTAATTGGGGGGCCTTGTATTGTATATTTTGATTGAACATCTGCATTTACTTGTTTAATCATTCCTGCTAATGTAGCTGCTGCAGAATTATCGGAACCCGTTGCTACTCCGTTGTCATTATAACAAACAGTATTATGAAAAACTAATAATGCCTGGCCATAAGGAATAACATTAACCGATGTAGGCCATATTACTTCTAAATTCATAAAACATTGTCCTTCGTTGAATATCTTTTTTTGTTGTGCATCTGATAATGAAGATATTGCTGCTGACAAATCTTTCATTGCAAAATTATATGCATCCGTTAGTCCACCTCTTCCTTGAAATTTAGAAGATACACCATCTATTCCCATTGCGTTTGCACCTTTGTTTGCCAAATGTCCTTTGTTACGAGCTGCAATTAATCTGCCATTTTTCCAGCTTATTGCCAATGCTTGTCCGTCTGTTTTTTCTCTAACCACACCCAAATCACCATTAAGTGCTTTTGAAATAATATCTTTCAAATCACCAAATGTTAAATCCATATCATCAAATGGGTGTGACATGTGTCCATATGCACCACCTTCCATTAACAACCCTTCTTTAATAAATTCAGTTTCTACATAATCTACATCAGGAAGATTTTGTATACTATATGTTACAATTCTCTCTTCTGCGTCTTCGTCACCAAATATAGCATCTGCTTTTGGAAATTCGGTTTGAGTGTATCCACCATTTTTATACCAATCTTCACTTTTTGCTGTGTTTAATTTTCTTTTTTTACCTTTTGGGATAAATGAACCATCTGGAACATCGGCCGTATTGGATATTTGAATGTTACTAACCTCACCTAAATAATCATCTATAAAGTTTTCAACATCGTTATATAATTCATCAATTTGTTCATCAAAACTTGGTTTAAGATTTGATTCTTTTTCTATTTGAGTTATTTCATCTTTTTTGAATATATTTTGTCCTTTGTCACCCAATCTAAATGTTGCCGCTTTCTTACCATTAATTGTTGGCATTCCGTGGTCGTCCTTTCCAATATCTTTTACAACAACTTTTTTGTTTTTGAATTTACCCATCAAAACAGTATCACCTTTATCTACATCTATATTAATATCTTCGTTATAGATTTGTTTATTTATTTTACCATAGTTTCTCATTAAAATACCGGCTACTGCATGTGCTTGGTTTTCAATTGGAGAGCCCGTTGCACCATCTTTGATTTCATCTTTTACTAAACCTAACTCATCTTGCTTTCTATGAACCATCTCATGTGCAAGAGTTCTAAGTATGTCCGCAGTTAATCTACCTTCTATTGCAACATATATTTCTTTAGACATAGGATTATACCCACCTAAAGAGGTTTTTGCTTCTGAATATTCTCTACCACTCAATAAAGTAATTTTTGGTCTTTCACTTAACTTTAATTTTTTAGTTGCATACTCCACAAAGTGATTTATTGAGTTTTCTTTTGATTCAGAAATATCTTCATTAAAATATTGTGTTATAAATTCGTTTATTTCATCTTTTAATTCATCAACAGGACTATATGGTTTATTTTTTTTATGCCAATCTGGTTCATTTGGTGGATGTTCTATTTGATGTCTTGTAGGATGTGGTTCTGGTCTCATTTTTGAAGATGGTTGGGTATTGTTTGTTTCATCCACTGAACCGGTTGGTGCACCATTGATATATCCACCCGGTAAAACTAACCCAACACCTATTCCACCTGGCATTCCCTCTTCATTTAATTTTGAAGTAATCATTTTGAATATATCTTTATCAAATGTTGGATATGCTTTTAAGAAAAACTTTTTAGCTTTTTCTTTGTCATTACTTCCTAAACCTCTTCTAACTTGAGTTCCACTAATGGGATTTTCTTCAGGAGGGATTGGATATGTATAACCTATTTCATCGTAACCATATCCCGCTTTACCTTTATATGGTTTGAAATATTTACCCTGTAATCTAGTTGCGTCTTTGTCACCTACTGCTGCAATGTATGCAATCGTTTTGCCGTTATATTTTTTTAATATTTCAGCAGGTCTATATGGATTGGTTACTTTTACAAATTTACTAGATGGAACACCAAACATTTTAGTTGCAATTTCTTTTTTCTCATTAAAAGAAAACGGAGATTTGTCGGAAGATGTATCATTTGATGTTGCAATATAAACATTACCACTTCCAAATTCATTTACCAATCTTTGATATGCATCGTAATGCCCTTTGTGGAATGGTTGAAAACGTCCTGCGTATACTACTATTTCACCCTGTATTTTTGGTTTATTTGCTTCTAGTAAATTCATATCTATAAATATCCTAAATTATTAGAAATTCTTATAAACAAACGGGTCTCTTTTTTTTAATTCTTCTAATTTCTTTTGAAATTCTTTTTTTCGTTTTCTTTTCTCATATAATTTTATAAAAAAAGAAATTATTGGTAGATTTTTCATGTACTATTTTTTGTGTGTTATTATATATATAAGTATATAATTATATTATAAAATGAAAGTATTAGTTACAGGTGGGGCCGGGTATTTGGGTTCCGTATTAGTTGGAAAACTATTAGAACAAAGTTATGAGGTTATTGTTTTGGATAAATTA